TACTCAAATTAACGTCTTTTAAAGATTCCATCATTTCTTCATATTGTTCTTTAGTAATATCTTCAAAAGGAGCTTGGGTATACGTCCCACCATTATATGGTAATACGGAAAGTCCGTTATATGATTTTCTATTTTCCCACATCCATTCTCCAGCTGCATCCCATTCATGTTCTCTTAAAGAAATAGTCGCGGAAACATTATGAGAGTTTGAGCCGTTTCTGTGTCCAGCTTTTACCCATTCAGTAGCAACTTTTTTAACTCTTTCTAGTAGTTGGAATGGGGATTCTGTTCTCATTATAGAACCTTCTGGTGCTTTTTGTGGTATACTAATAACAGCAGTATCATGTGCTCTGAAAAATTCGTCCTCAACTAACTCTGGGTGATTATCATTTAGATATTTGTATATCGCTTCATTTTTACCAACCCTAATCCTTCTAATGTAATAATCATTATGCCAAGCGTGAATACCTGATGAAGTTCCTAATGTTAATGATGTTGTTCCTGCTGGTTTAACTGTTGTACATCTTGCTGATTGATTTATCCCTATCAATTTAGATACTCTAGTATTTTCTCTTTTTACTAGACTAGCAGCTTTTGACATGTCGTAATTCAATACTTTTCCTGAACCTATCCCTGTCATTGAAACACCAATAAGTGCATCTTTTTCGGTTGTTTCTTGCCATACTTCTCTTAAATAGTGGAATGAAGTATATCCTGCCTGAAGTGTTCCAATAAAAGCAGCTACTTTTACTCTTTCATTTAAATCTTCTTGTGATTCTATGTTTGAAACATTTACCTCACAAAGATTACAAAATTGATTTGGTCTTAGTGCAATTTCACAACAAGGGTTGGTCCCCCAGTCTTTATCGTTATTAAGATATATACCTGGTTCTCCAGCACCTGATAATTCGACACGCTTCCAAAGATTCATAAAAAATTCTTTTGTGATTTTATGTCTCATTAAACATGCTGAATTATTTGCTCTACCACGTTGTGGGTTTAGTTCCCACCAATTACCTGATTTACACCCAATCATTTGTTCGTCATCAGCACTAAATAACGATATAAGTGCTGCACGGCGAATACCACCGGCCAATACGGCGTCAGCGATATGACATACGATATCGTGTACTTCAATAGTTGTAAGTTGTTCTCCATTTTCTTTTTGGTTTAATAGACCTTCTATCTTAACCAAACATTCTTTTAGTGGTTGAGGTCCTGGTGCTTTACCACCTGATGTTATTAATCTAGCTCCTTTTGGTCTGATATCAGAGTAATCAAATTCCACTCTGGAACCACCACCATTCATGTATGTTTTCATAAGAACTTTAATTGCGTCAGCCCAACCTTCTATACTATCACCAATTAAAAATCTTTTTTTTCTTTTTTGGTATGGTTTTTGTATTACCGGTAATTTAGCTACGTGGTGTCTCTGGACTGAATATCCAACACCTGTCCCACCCAACAATAAAAACATTGTTTCACTAAATGAATCAATATGTTCTATAGGTAGATACGCACAATTATAGATTCTATTCGGTGAGATTTCAATTGGTTTACCTCCGAACTGCATACTCCTCATCGAGGGTAGTACTTTTTTATCATAAACCAATTTATATTTTTGTTCTATTTCTTCTTTTAGGTTTGGGTATTTTTTAATATGCATTTTTTTATTTCGGGTAACTAATTCCTCCCACGTTTCTCTTCTATTTAGTTCCGGTATATACTTAGCATACTTCATGTAAACAGTAATATCCGACAGAATCTTATTTGATACTTCCATATTTGTACTTTTTATTAATTATTTTTATTTATTATTTGTTCTCTTCTTTGTAGAGCTCTTGCGACTCTTTCTCTGTTTCTATTAGTTTTTTCTTCCTCGAAACCAAGGAATGTTTGTGTAGTTTCGGTATCGATTTCTAGTGTACCATTATCAAATTTACAATTTTCAAAAATAATACCATCTTTTCCAAGTCTAGATTTAACGATAGCTATTGTAGCTAACCCCAATTCTTTCTGTTGTAGTGTTTTTGCCACTGATATTATAACGTGACCTACTTGTGCTTTTTTAATAGAACCACCCATCTGGTCTGTAGTAACCACTTCCGCAGCGATAGAACTCCTATTACCCTGGGTTGCAGTCCAACCAGCTATATCTAATTCATGACACATACCTTCAAATTTTCTCATAACAGAACCCTCACCTTTCCATTCATCATTAAAAGACCTATCCGGTAGTATACAATCTATATAATCTATTAACACTATATCTATTTTAGTTCCTTCTGAAATAATTTTTCTAACTTGATTTTTAATCTGTAGAATGGTCATTTCGTCTGATGGTAATTTTTTAAGTATTAGTCTACCACCAGTCTTTTTCATTTCATCTGCCTTATCTAAAACTGTTTCTTTATGTTCAGATAATTCATCATTAGGTATTCCAGTCCAACACGTAAAATGTTTTCTTTGTATAATTTTAGGGTTATCTTCAAAAAATATCTGTAATACATTGTACCCCATATTAAATGCTGTATTTGCAAATCTAGTTAACATAGTTGTTTTACCAACACCTGTAGGAGCCAATACAACACCGATTTCTCCTTTCGCTAAACCACCATTTAGTATATTATCTAAACCGTCTACCCCGGTTGGGATTGGGTGTCTATAATCTTCCTCTAGTAATTTTTCTAGTTCTGTGAATATTTCAAAGCTTCCTACGTCACCGTCACCGATTTTAATAGCATCCCTAATTAATTCTTCACACTTATCATAATTTTCAAAGTCACCTTTTTCCATTATGTTTTCAACTTTTGTTATAGCTTTTTTTAACTCTTGTTGTTTACAAAAATTTAATGATTTTTCTTTAATAAAAAGATGGTCTTCAAAAGAAGCTTCTTTAATTTCTTTTAACATATCAAAGATATATTTTTGTGCCATCTCCGAAGAAATCTCTATACGTGTTAGTTGGTCTAGTGCATCAAATGATGGTGCCGTTTGGTATTTTTCATAGTACTCCTTAATCAGTTGCATAACTAATTTAAAATATTGATTGTCAAAATATTTAGACTGAATCGCATCTATAATTGTATTAAAGAATGGATTATCTGTTATTATTAAATTGATTAGTTTTAGCTGAAAGGAATGTCCTAAATACCCAAAATTTTTTCTATCACTCATTTATAATTTCTTTTTTAATAAATACCTTATTCACTTACAAGTAAGCTATAATCTTGGTAGTTTGTTATAACTTTTCTTGTTGACAGTGTATATGTCAGTTCCCTTAATATTTGAGATATTTGTGGTCTAATGTCTACAGTGTATCTAACTTTTGGGGGATAGAGGTCGGCACGGAAGTTTCTATGGTATACAGAGTGTTTTCCTTTTTTAATTGTTATCGTAAAATACTCTTCTTTTTGTTCGAGTTCCGCAGCGTTCTCTTTATAATTACTTTCTAATAAAAATAAAGTTTTTAATTTTAATTCATCAATTATTTCATCCACAATAGATGTTACGGTATGGTGTAAATTTAATGAATTAGTAGCCTTATTGTTAAAATTTCTGACACTAAAGAATCTTTGGCATACTATATTGTCCTCTAGTTTTAGTAAAAATTCACATTTTTGTGTATTGTCTGTTCTTGTTTTCATATTAATTATTTTTGTTTTTATAAAAATCTTTTTCTATCCTACTTAATCTTAAAAATGGTCTAACGAAATCCACCCAAGAATCATCTTTCTTTGGTAAAATATTAAGAATTCCATCTGACATCATCAAGCCTAAAGCGTTTTTCCAATGTCTCCCTTCGGGGTCTATTGCTTCTTTAGCTAATTCTTTTATACCTTTAATTGCTTGAGGTGTTAAGAACTGTTTTCCCACACCAACTATTTTGTAATTTGTGTGTAATAAATTTTCATTATTTATTGTTTGATTTGTTTTTTGACTAACTCCTTTGAGGATGTTTTCCTCTTTTTTGGTTTTTTTATCTTTTTCTGTGATACTGGTAATTAGTTCTTTAAGGGTAACTTCTTCTTCCAGTATTGGTGGGTATATTTTAATTAGTGATTTAATCCCTACCATTTTTATACCATAGATATTGTCGGAGGAGTCACCACATATAGTTTTTGCAAGTCTTACATTAGTGTGTGGTATATACACACCATTTAATGGTACTTTTTCACCAGATTTAAAAAGTTTATTTAATGAAATTATATGTGTAGATACCTTAGTACTTATTAACTGTAGTAAGTCCCTATCGGAAGTAAGTATTATAATTTCTTCGTTTGGGGATTGGTTACAGTAATAAGCTATACAGTCATCAGCTTCACAATTATCAAAAGTAGCATGTCTAACGTATAGTTCTTCTAAATATTCTTGTGTACGGATTTTCTGTCTACTATATGAAGCCAGTTCATCTGTAGATTTAGTTTTCAATCTTCTATTAAGTTTATATTCTGGATAAAATTCTATACGTGGTTTAATATTATCTTTTCCATCCCAAAAAACAACTATTTTACTTATAAAATATGCGTCTATATGTTTTCTCAGGGTGTTTAAAAAATGATATAAACCACCTATATGTTCATCACCATTATATAAATTTTTGATACCATGAAAGCCTGTGTTTAATAAGGAATTTCCATCCACTAACAAAGTACGGGTCACATTATTAATTTAAAGGGTTAAACAATTTTTACTGTACTACTTCTAACAATTCAATTTCAAAATTTAAATCTTCTCCAGCTAAAGGGTGGTTTAAGTCTAAATTGACTGAGTCGTCCTCAATCTTAACAATTTGTCCTTGTACAGGTCTACCTTGGTTGTCTTGTCCTTGCACAAACCCATTCATTTCAAATTGCATCGCTGGTGGAAATTCTTCTTTTTTAACTGTTATCACAGCTTCTGTTACATACTCACCATAAGCTTCTGGTGCTTTGATGTTGATTGTAGCTTTTTCCCCAACCCCTAAATCTTTAACCGCATCATTAAATCCTTTTAGTAAGTTACCATCATCAATGGCAAATTCTAAACCTTCTCCACGGTCTCTTGAGTTATCAAATTGTGAACCATCTTTTAATGTACCGATGTAGTGTACCTTTACTTTATCTCCTGTTTTTAATTTAGTCATTTTCTTTTTCTATTTTTAAGTCGAAATCACCACCAATACCTAATTGTTCAGACCAAAAGGTAGCGTTTTCTTGTTTATACTTTTCTATTGATTTTTTTTCTTCACTGGCTTCTCTCCCAGCAATAAAGCCATGAGGGGTTATTAATATTTTACCATCCTCATAACCTAAACCATTAACATGATTCTTCATAATGGTTATTTTTGTTCTAGTAGCAAATTTTACTTTTCTTTTTTCTTTAACTGCGGTAATATTTGTTGTCCCACCATTTTTTTGATTTCCAAATCTAAATACTAAAGTAGAGTTTAACCATAATGATTCCCCTCCTTTTGCTTTAATTTTTGGTTGACCAAATGGGTTGTCTGGTAATTCTACCCATGGTTGATTGACTACCACAAGCGTATTGGTATATTTGGAATCTTGTCTCCTAGATTTACCTATTCTTTGGTTTAGTCCCATACCTATTTTATCAGCTAGTGTGGCAGCGTTATGCATTTTACCACCCTTACCATCAAAGGTCATCTTACAGGGTACTGAACCAACAGAATCCCACAAAAATAACAAATCATATTCTAATTCACCTTTATCTTGTGCATCAAGTAATGTATTAATGTAGTCTGTAATTTCTTCGATATACTGAAAGTCATTGTTAAATAGAAAAAACCCATCCCAATCTATTTCTCCAGTAGTTTTATCTACAACTTCTTCACAATCAAAACCTAAAAGTTTTGCGTGTTCAAATCCCCATTTTTGTTCTGTAATAATTAAAACAGGAAGAATTCCTTTTTTTTGTGCATCTACGGCAGCTTTTATTAAAGCGGTTGTCTTACCAGTATCCGAATGCCCCAAAAACATTTGTAAATGTCCCATGGCTGGTCCTGGTAAACCTGTAGCATCAAGGAAAGCTTTCCCTAAATCAAAAAATCTTTCTGGTTTAAAGTTAGCTTTCTTTGAGAACTTGTTTTTTAAGTCGGAAAATGTTCTTTTTTTCAATGCCATATCTCCTAATTAAAATGGTAAATCTTCGTCTTGTGGGTCGTTTGCTTGTGGGTCACTACTACCTAAAGTTGTTGTTTGGGTGGTATTTTGTACCGCGTTAGGGTCATCATAAACATATTTCTTTAGTTCTGAGTCCCAAACTGGGTCTAATCCTTTTGAAATTGCTTCTAGATATTCCACTGGTTTTTGTGAATAAACATCTTTCCATGTTCTTTCATCTCCTGTCCATTCTTTTACTTTATCAGCATCTTCTGATAATTTTCCAGGGTCTTCATACATAACAGAAGATACTGTTGTGTATTCACCTCTACCACCTGGTAATGGTACCGCCTGTAGAATTAAGATAAGGTCTCTTCCTTCATTAATATCTGTTACATCACCTTTATTTCTCCAGATTGGAATAATTTTGTCGATTGGTCCGTCACCTTTCCAATTATGTTTAAATCTCCAAAATTTAACACCATCTTCTTCATTATCTCTATCCACAACTTTTACAATGTAGAATTTTTGTGAACGATAAGAACGTGCTAATTCTTTTGATTGTGCGTCACCAGCTAACCTTAAAGCTTCTTCAACTTCATTTAATGGACTTCTTTCACCGGATGGTTTTCCAGTTTCATCTTTTCCTGGGTCATAAAGTTTTTGCCACCTTCCCTGTACTTGTACATTGTGGAAAAATACTTCTTTAAATGGTGATGAACCGTCTGTTGTCGGTACTATTCTGATTCTTTTTTCTCCTGATTTTGTTCCTTTTGGTAACATAATGGAAAGATATTGTTTCATTCTTTCTTCTGATGTCATTTGTGGTTTTGTGGAACCACCACTTTGTTTGTTTTTCTCGTATTGAGCTAAAACTGCGTCTAGACTATTACTCATAAATTTTATTTTTTAAACATTATTAATTGATAAATATATGTCTAAAGATAAGAATATAATATTAGTATGTCAAATGTATTGGTGGGTAATTTTACTGTCCTTCCTCTTTTTCGTTAAAGCTTTTTTTAATGTCTGCTTCACTGTAGTTTTCTAGGTCGTCTTTTGTTAAAATATATTGTTTTTTACCTGTTTTATCAAACACATCTTCTTTATCGGTAAAAAAATCACTTAGTGTTTTATGGTAAGGTCCACTATCATGTTTCCTTAGTTCAATCTTTTCTTGTTGGGTCCTAGGTCTGTATTTTTCTAATTTATCTTCTAGGTTACTAATTTTTGCCACCATGTTGTCCATCGAACTTAGGTGAGTTTCTAAATCTGAAAGTTTGTTCATTAAATCGTCTAAACTCTGGGTGTTTTTTTCTAAGATGTCTTTTTGCCCTTCTAACTCATCACTAACTTCCTCTTGTTTGTCAACTAACGAAGTAACATCAACTTCTGTTGTATCTGTTGTGGTGTCAGTCATAACATCTTCAGTATCTTCACTATCAATGTCTACATCTAAGTCATCACCTTCTATATCAGTATCCAACTCAGCTTCCAAGTCATCACTTTCACCTTCCGGGTCTAATGGTATCTCTTCTGCATCAGGTACTTCTTGTTCTGCCATTTCCACACCAACTCTTTTAGCTAATCTCTCGACATGACTACCCATACCTAAACCACCACTACCAACCCCACCAATCATTTGTTCGTCCAAATTTTCAGTGTTGTGTTTGATTTGTTTAAATCTAGATAGTTCTTCTAATAATTTTTTTTCTAACTCCTTAGCCATTTAATAATTGTTTTAATTGTCCTGAAGGTGACTCCACTTGTACTTTTCTATTTACTCTAATACTATTTTCAACTCTTTCTATTAATCCGTCCCTACTTTTAATAGTATAACAAATTCCAGTATCTAAATCACATACTTGTTGTCCTTCTGAAGTTTGACCATTGTCTACAATGTTATCCGTATTTTTACCTAAAAAATTACCTAATTTTTGTTTTAATTGCTCTGTAATCATGATTTATTAGTTTATATATAAATATACGTTAAATCAATAATAGTCAATCTTTAATCTAGTTTAGACTATATATTGTTTCTTAATTGTTTATTTCCGTATTTATCGCTGGTATAAAAGCTGCGGGATTTAAATAGTGTTGTACCACTTTTCCATTTTTCATCACACCTCTAAGTAGTTCTATATGTAAATGTAATTCTTTAGATAACCCACTATTACCCATAATTCCTATCTTTTTACCTTTAGGGCCACAATCAGATTTTTGTACTGGGTCATCAATACTATAATTAGTATTACGTAAAAAAGCATACCTTACAATGTAATAAGAGGTTTTATCTTCATCTGGATTATTAGTTATTATTAACTTGGTTTCTACCATATTACCATACTCACCACAACCATCAGAAGTCTGTAAATTATTACACCCATCCACAACCTTAGTTACTTTGCCATGTAATATAGGGAAAATTGAGATTCCTTTCTTACTTATACTTCTTTCGTATGATGTTTCTTTAGGTAGTATGTCTATACCTAAATGTGTTTTTTCTGGGTCATAGTCCATTAAATAAAAATCTACATCAACACCACTACCAATAATATTATGAAATGTCACACCATCTTCATTAATAAAAGGACTATCTATAGTAGAAACTAAATCCACATATTTGTTACTTGTTGATGTCTTTTTCATTTGGGCCGGTGTAGCACTTAGATTATCAGCGTATAGGTCTTGTGGTAATTGTTTTAGTCTAGTTTCTGCTGCTTTATATAAATTACTTTCTACCCTTTGTACCAGATTTTCTATGTTTGGTAATTCCGCTAATGGTTGTCTTACACCTTCAAATGTTGTTTCTATAGTGTTAGGTCTTATCGAATGGGAAACATTTACAATAAAGTAAGGTCCATTGAACATTGGTAGATAATTAAGTTGGAAGTACTGAGTTGGTTGTATTGATACATTCCCCATACAGGTTATTGTAGCTGTATAACTCCTACTTGCGTAAACGTTGAATAGTGAGAGTGAGGCCATTGATGTACCTGCCCCTCCCCCAGAATCCGCCATTTCTTGTAAAATTCTATAACTCTCTGAGGTGTTTTGGTATTGTGATTGGTCTAGGGTTACCGATTCAAAAATATTTTGATTTTTTAAACCGAAGTCTACATTAAAAGCAACTACTTTATTAGCTCTTTCTTTGTTTGGTATTTCACTGGCAATTAAAGGGTTATTAGTTTCACTTCGTATGTTTAGTGCGTCATCAAAAAATCCATTATTTTCTGTCTTACTGTCTAGTTGTTGTGAAGAGTTTCCAACATACTGACATAGGAACGCAGGTCCTGATTTAAGGGTGTCTACTTCTTTGAAAGTCCCAAATAGTGCATTTCCTTGACGTTGTGTAACATCATTTTCAATATTAAAGAAATTAATATATGACGGTAGAGCAATATAGTTAAAGAAATTGTCTTTAAGAATACCACTTATATACCCATCAATACTTTGTGTTAGGGTTTTGGAGTTACCGGTGTCAAATGGTGAATCTAATTTTAATATATTCCAAATATTAATTATAGCTTCATCTCCAATATCTCTATTAGCGGTATCAAAGAATAGAAACTTTTCAAATAATGTCATATCATTTTCTATGGTTAGAGCAGCTATCCATCTGTCGTTCATTGTTTTAAAACTACGATATAGTTCTAATTTTAGTGGTTCTGCTTTAACCTTAGTTCTTTCATCGGTAATAGGTTCTTGTGTCTCACTATCTTGTTTTTTATTTTTTTGTATATTTTTTTGTACTTTTTTAACTAGTGTGTTAACATAGGTAACCTGGTTACCTTCTAACATTTCTAGTTTCGAGACTAAAGTATCTATAAAGTCTGTAGCTGATGGTGGGGTAACCGCTTTAACACACTGTGCGGCATATAATCTAAGAATCGGTGCGAACCCCCTAATATTTTCTCTGTTAAATTCTATACCTTCACCCTGGGGTCCTCTAGCCGTTTTAAAGAAGTTATAGATTGGGTTAAGGTCATTTAGTGATGTTAACGTATTAAACTGAACACTATTAGTTTCATTATAGTATTGTCCCACTTCTAATAACATATCTTGTGCTTCTAAAGGTAATGGCACCACAAAACTTGCTGGGGATATCGGCACAGGAGTAATACTATCAGCATAAGTCCCAAAATCATAACTATTAGCGATTGGTGAATCTGTGTTTTTATTTTGGTAATATAGTGCCATTAGTAACTGGGTGGCGGTGCTCCCATTATTAATTTCATTTAGGTTAGTGGTACTAGTGTGTTCGTATCTAACTTCTTGTGATAAGAAATTTTGTACTAATTTAAAGAATTTTAAAAATTGTGCATTTGCTAATTTATTAGGTGTTCTTAATGTTGCTGTATCAAAATTCGTTTCTTTTAACCAACTATCTTCAACAATACACAATTCTTTAATTATGTTTTTCATTGTACCACTATTAAATACAATTTCTGGTTCTAACCCAGAAAACTGTAAAAACATATCTTCAAATAAGTCTAATTCTTTTTTATTAAAGACCCCTCTTAGTTCTTGTATTGTTGAGTAGGTACTGGTCTCACTTAAATTCCAAGCCTGTTGTTGGTCTTGTCCGGGTAACACTTCTTTCAAATATTCATGCGGTTGTGGAAGATAAGGAGCTTTATTTTCAAAATATCCGTAATTAGATATACGCCAAATAAATCTACACCCACCATTGTGAAGTGGGGTAACATTATTGAATACGTTAGTTGGGTTGTATGTACTTGCGTCTGTTCTCCTTAATCCACCAGAGGATGGGTATAAAATATAATACCTAGATGGTGGTGCATCATCTTCAAAAGTAACTCCTAAATTTGCTCCTATATTCGCAGAATTAGCATAGACATCATAAAATTTTACTTTAGTACTGTCGTCAGAAGTAAATGATAATATAATATTTTCTTCTATATCTAAAGGTACTGATGGTAATATATTATTTAATACTTGACCCCCACCAATATTGGTGTAGTTATTAGAATCTGTAGTAATATAATTAATAGCATCTATAACTTTAGGGTATACCCCAACTTGTATAAAATTGTCTACACCCACTGATTGTTGGGATTGATATAGATATGGGTTCCCACCCATATTAAAGTTATATTGTGTAGTTAGAAGAAGTGTTACCTCATCATAAACATAGTTTGGTCCTCCTGCTCCCGCAATTGTAGTTACATTACCCAAATCATTCCAAACACTAGTTAGTGGGTCTATGGAGGTCGTGATATTTGTTTTATACCTCCACCAAACAGAACCTATACGTAATAAGAGTGCAATAGGTACTTTATGTAAAGCTGGCATCTGATTAAATAATTGTGATATATAATCCCCAAAACTAGTATCACTAGTACTTAGTGCTTTTTCTCTAAATGTAGGTAG